ATTAAGAATTAACAGCGTAAATATAAAAGACATCAATGATATTAGTCAAATTATAAAAAAGGCTTGGCAACTCCATTTAGTACCGTTACACTATAAAGAATATACTATGTTAGGTTAACTCTAATAATGTTGTTTAAGAAATTAAAAGACGATATTATATTGATTAAAGAAGTATGTAAAGGATGTGCTACAAGGAAATTTCTTACTATACTTTTTATACTTTTCTTTGTACAAATATTTTTTGCAATTATATTAGATATATATTTGAAGATTTAAAAAAGGTTAACCCCTAACAACCGTTAAACAGTGCCTCGCTCAAGCGAGCTATTAGATTCAATTGCTAGGGGCTTTCTTAACAAAATAAATATTTCCCGAGCTATGCTCTCGTTTCCTATTTAGGTCTTCTGGTTACAACTTATTTATTATTACCAGTGACGAATGCATACATTCTTTCTGCTGCTGATAAAACTGACTCTACACCAGGTACTTCGGGCATCTTTACTTCTGTAACAATTTCGTCTCCGTCCTTAGAGATCTTAGTTTCCCAAGCTCCCCATTTTGCATGGTAGTCTTGCCACATTTGGTTTTGTGCCATTTCTAGCACTTTAGTCCGGATTTCATATCCATTCTTATTAGGCTTTACCACGGGTATGAAGTTTTTCATCATATCATTCATTTGGTCAAAGGTTTGGTTGGTATAATTATTTTTGGTCATGTTGTACTCCTCTGTGTGTGTAAAAAAATAATATATAACATTTGCTTTCAAATGTCAAATATATTTACCAACATTACACGATAAATATCGTAAAGAGGATTTTTTATGTCATCATCGCCGATTGTAAATAGGATTAGGGTTATTCCAAGAGAAACTGATTTTCTAGAAAATAACGTAGGGTCACGTGGAGAAATTTATTTCGACAATGACAATGATTCTTTAAGATTGTACAACAAGGAAACAAAAGGCGGTTTCCTTCTTGTCAATGAAAAAAAACTTGCTGATGCCTTGGATGGATTATCAACAGGTAGTTCAATATCCACGATATTTGATCTTACTGATGTTGATTCTAATTCTGTTACACTCGATGCAGCTAATGGACAAGGAAAAATACTAAGTTGGGATCAAACTGCTAATGCATTTGTACCAACTGATTTACCACAACAACAAACCGCGTCAGCACAGGCAATTGTGTCAGACAATTCCCCTAGTAATCCTAGTCAAGGAGATTTATGGTGGAATTCTGCCGATGGTAAGCTTAAAATATATTATGATGATGGCCAAAGTGCCCAGTGGGTAGATGCAAATTAATAACGTCTATCTGCATTTATCAGTTCTACATAATCTGCAGCGTCATTCCAACAACTAAATCTTTTAATTATTTTTGTTTTGCTCGGTGTAATAGTTTTAATAATGATATCATCTCTTGCATATATTGCAATTGTATATACATAGCCCCAACTGTTTCGATTGGGGCCAAGTATGTTATGACCAATTTCTTTAAAAGCAAATTGATCTAGCTCCATCCGCCTTGCTCCATCTCACGACGAGCCCGAAGCATTTGGCTTTTTTCGATAGCTGCAAGCAAACGTTTTCCTAAAGCTCGTAGCTTATCTAACATTCCATCTATCCTCTAAATGAGGTAGCTGTCGGCTTTCTTTTAGGGTATTAAAAGCGTATTCCCAATCATGTTTATATTCGGATTTTACGAAAGTTTTTAGTTCGCGATCTCGCTCACTGGCGCTGCCATTCAACCAATCAAAAATTGATGTTACAATGTTCATTTGTGTCTCCTTCTATGTGTGTAAATGTTTGTGTGTAACTGTGCAACTGCACAAAACTATTTATCATTATAAATTATCTATAATAAAAAATCAACATAAATATTTTGTTATGGAAGATAATGATATTGACCGTACGATATGGAACAGAGAAAATCCTGCTACATTATACTGCGGTAGACCAATAGTAATAACAGTTAGTTTAGGGTGTGCAGAAGAACAGCTTGCTGCATTTTGCGAACTTGACCTACCTGCAAGAGCGACAAAAGTTGTGCTTGCCCATTCTACCCTCAACGACCTACCTGATACAATTTTTGTAAGTTACCATACTGATAAAGAACTTGCAGGATGGTTTAAGGCCTGTGATTATTTTGTAAGTATCTGTAACAACAATGAACATAAATTGCTTGCAAAAGAAGCCGAAGCTTGCGGTGCAAAGTTAGTAGATATATCTAATCAAAACATCCTTGATATATTATTAGGTTGACGTAAATAACTTTTTACAGTATTATAATAATTTAACCTTAATCTAAAGAATAATGAAACTAATCGCAGGAAATTCAAATCAGCCTCTTGCAAACGCAATTGCAGAGCATAGTTTTAGTACTCTTGTACCGGCTAAGATTGACAGGTTTTCAGACGGAGAAACTTCTGTAGAATTCTTAGAAAATATCCGAGGAGAAGATGTTTTTATAATCCAATCTACCAGCACTCCGGTCAACGATAACCTAATGGAACTAATGGTTATGATTGATGCAGCTAAACGTAGTTCTGCACAACGTATTACAGCAGTCATTCCATATTTCGGATATGCTAGACAAGACCGCAAGAGTGCCAGCCGCACACCAATTACAGCAAAACTAGTTGCTGACCTACTTACCACAGCAGGTGCTGACCGTGTATTGACTATGGATTTACATGCAGGACAGATACAAGGGTTCTTTGATATTCCTGTTGACGATCTTACCAGTAGGATTATCTTTGCAAGAGATATTAAAGAACATCAAAAAGACAATAGTGAGTATGTGTTTGTAAGTCCAGACGCAGGTGGTGCTGTCCGTGCTCGTAAGTTTGCAGACGCTTTCCATGGTAACATTGCTATTGTTGATAAACGTAGACCTGCAGCTGGTAAGAGTGAAGTAATGCATTTAATTGGCGATGTGGAAGGCCAGCATGCTATCCTAGTAGATGATATCGTAGACAGTGGAGGTACATTATGCAATGCTGCAAAGGCCATTATGGATGCAGGTGCAATTGATGTAAAAGCCTACATTACACATGGTGTATTAAGTCGTAGTGCCTGTATTAGGGTAAGAGAAAGCGTTTTGACTGAACTAGTTATCACTGATACGATTGCAGATCATTGTGAAGATGGGTGTAGGGTAAGGCAAGTTAGTGTAGCGAATTTGTTTGGAGAAGCTATCCGACGTGTAACGAATGAGGAATCTATTAGTAGTCTTTTTGTGTAACATTTTAAAATAAATACATTAAGAGGATACGCTATGAGAAAACAAACTAGAAGTATATTGCAAGAACTGAGTAATCTTGCAATTAATAAAGATAATGATTTACGTATTGAAAGTACAGCAAATAATATAATTAATAGCAGTATCAATCTTATAAATTTAATCTACGAAAATTATAATGAAAATGATGCCGCTGAATTAGAGAAAAGATTTCTTAATTCTGTTCGGACAGGAGATCCAAATAAATTTAAGCGTGGCATTAAAAGAATTATAGAAAGCAAAAGGAATAAGAATGCTCCTTAAAGAAGGCGGTAATGTTTTTAAAAATCCTGACAAGTCATTAGCAACAAAAAGAATTAACAGAGAAGACGTTGAAAATACTCTTACTTGGCTTGAAAAAATAACAGGTTTACCGCATAATGATTTCAAGCTGGGTACCACTGGCGTAGCAGATACTTCAGGTGACCTAGATGTTGCTGTCAACATAGATGATGTATCAAAAGATGAAATGGTGCAAAGATTATCGTCTTGGTGTAAACAAAATGGAAAAAATCCAAAAGAATGGATTGCCAAGTCTGGCATTAATGTACACTTTAAAACACCAATAAACGGCGATGAGTCACTAGGATTTGTACAAACGGATTTAATGTTTGGAAATCCTGAATGGTTAAAATGGAGTATGCGTGGTGAACCTGGTGGCAGTCAATACAAAGGTAAACATAGACATATACTTTTAGCTAGTATTGCTAAAGCACAAGGCATGAAATGGAGTTATCTGCGAGGACTACTTGATAGGGCAACTGACGATGTTATTTCAGATCAACCTGACGAGATAGCAAAAATGTTACTTGGTAAAAATACCGATGCGAAAAGTCTAGAAACTGTTACCAGTATATATGATGCTATTAGAGGAAGAAGCGATCTAGAACAACTTACTGCAGATGCTAGAACTGCATTTGAAAGAGACAGACTCACACTGCCTGAAAGCACGGAGATCCTTAGGATGAAGGAGCTAGCTGGAATATGAGATTTTTTGAATTTTATCAGTCCAAATCAATACCATTAATGGAAGATGCACGAATCCAACATGCTGAAGACATAGTCTTTTGGGAAGGAAGTAAAGGTGCTACACGGGCAATTGAAGCTTTAAAAAATCTCGAACAAGGTGGACACACTGACGTCACTATTAAATGGGATGGATCTCCTGCTATTATTTTTGGAAGGAATGAACAAGGCGAATTTGTTTTAACAGATAAAAGCGGATTCACTGCAAAAGGGTATGACGGAAAAAGCACAAGCGCAAAAGATTTAGAAAAAATGTTGCTGAACAGGAAATATAGTAAAGGCCAAGAACCAGATGACAAATTTAGGCAGTTTGCAGGAAATATGCGAGACATATTTGACGAATATGAAAAAGCAACACCTAAAGACCACAGAGGATATTTTAAAGGAGATTTGTTGTATTACAACACTCCGCTATTATCCAAACACTCGTTTACTTTCAAACCAAATGTAGTTACTTATATAGTTGATGCGAAAAGTCCATTAGGAATGAAAATCGCAAAAAGTAAAAGTGGAGTTGTAATTCATAATGAATTAGACTTAGACGGAAATGATAGACCTTTAGATATTGATCCAGAAAATTATTTTCAAGGAGATGAGGTACTTGTTGTACCGCCCGTGACAGTTTCGAAAGCGCCTAGTGTAAATGACGAAGAGATAAAAAATCTACACCAATTGGTAAGTCAACATGCTAAAGAAATAGATATCTTGTTAAACTCACAAACATTAGCAGCATTAAAATTAAGTGATTTTTCTAAAATTTTATATACCTATCTTAATTCTAAAGTTGATACAGGATTAGAAAGCTTAGGAAATGATTTTCTCGACTGGTTATCTACGAGTAAAGTAAGCAAGGTCAAACAAACAAAAATTGCAGAGTATATTGGAAAATATAAAAGTGCATTTGCTGGACTATGGCAAATTGTTTCAGGAATTCAAAAGGTAAAAAATGATATTATAAATCAATTAGAATCTCAAGACGCTCCGGTTAAAGCTTTCGTAAACGACAAAGCAGGCGGAGAAGGTTTTGTTCTTGCTCATCCTGAAGGCGCTATTAAGCTTGTAGATAGAGCTGGATTTACTGCAGCCAATAGGGCGATTGAAAGGTGATATGGAATTTTTACAAGAGCTAAAAGAATCTCGATTAACAAGAGATAAACAGGATCAAAAAGTCCTAACATATAATGACTGTTGCGAAAAATTCTATCTTATAATGCTAATTGTAGAAATGATGCGGGAGATGCCCTATAGTACTCATTTTGTACAAAATTATTGTAAACGGACAAAGAGTGACAATTTCAAACATTTCAAGATTAGTGGCACTGATGCGTACAATCTATTATACTTTATAAACGGCGATGAACATGCTCTTGGAAAATTAAAAGATCCAGAATCAGCCGGAAACGTCCAAGCATCAACTGCACTACCTTTATCAGATATTATAAATTACTTTTCTAAAGTTTCAATTGGTAATAGACCTTTTATGGTACAACAGATGTTTATTAGGATTGAAAATGGATTACGTATCCAGAATGCAGAATATAAAGAAATAAGACGCAATATTGGAAAATTAAACAGTCAAAGTAAAGTTAGACAAAAAGCAATTGCAACTAGATTATTATTTGCAGCTAGAGCCAAATTGCGTAACAGCGATGTTATAGAAGATTTTAATAAATTAATTACACATTTTGATTTAGAAAGTCAATGGCAACCTGATACTGAACCAACAATTAGTAAACCTGATTTAGTAACAACGCCTCAAGATTTGCTTTATTATAGGCTTATTGCAAAACCAGATAATTTAATTTTGATAAAGCATTTTTTAGAAAACATGAAAGAAGGTAAAGCTATTCCTAGTAACATGGTTAGGGCATATGCTCCTGTAGCAGAGATGATAGATGATATTATAACCGCTGGACCAACTTATATTAGTATGCTTAAATCATTACAAAAAAGAGCAAAAAATCAGCGTAAGAAAAAGTTTTAATATTTAGATGATAAATAAAAGTAGAAGCCTTATAGGCATAAGGCATATGAATTAAAGGAGAAAAAAATGCCAAGTTTAATAGGAACGGATATTGCTGCAAATTATAAAAAGCACGTTATAAGCCAATCAGGCGTAGGTAAAGAGCTTATTGTCAGTATATTAGGCGCAGCCGCAATGGTTGACGCAGATCTTGACGCAATGATTGCTTACATTACCACACAACATGGTTCAGGTGGCACAGGCGATAGTGCTTTTACAGTTGGTGGTTTAGGAACAGCTGACGGAAGTGCATTTGCATCAGGTGCTACAACCAAAGTCTTTCTAAGATGCCAAGGTACAGGTGACCATGATGCAGCTTGGGAAGCTGCTGTAAAAGCTGCAGGCGACGCTGTTGGTAATACAACATTCACTGTAGCAGTTGAAGCAGTATTTACACCAGCTACATAATAAATTTTTTAGAAAATTTAGCAATAAAAGCACCATTTTTACATGGTGCTTTTTTTTTGACCTGTAAATAACAACATGAGACTAGAAATTGTTACGCTCGTTGACGCAACGCAGACCAACGAGAAGAGAGGCGGAGAGCCTAGGCGTTATTCACAACAATCCAATTTTAACACTATAATCCAAACAGCAACATTAAGAGCAAACTTCCTTCCTATCCGTGTAGATATAAACAACAGCAGTGTAAATCAATTTGGTTTTGGAAAAAAATATAAAGATAAACAAAAACATTGGATCATTAGACTTGAAGCTGAACGAGAATCGGTTGGCTTAGATGAAGCTATGTTAAACGAAGATTTCGATTTAGTTCCTATTGTTCTCGGTTTAGACGAAACTGTAAAAATACCTAATAATGTTTTTAATACTACCGACCCTGACCTCAAAAATATAGTGTTTAGATTTACTGATTTGTAAGATAAATAGTTTAATGGAGGATTTTGATGTCAGCTACCGAAATTGAAAAGCAACATTTAGAAGCCCATGTTGAGCTATGCCAAGAGCGATATCAACAATTAGACAAAAGACTTTCAGTAATTGAAGATAAAGTTGAACGGGTTCATAACGACATCCTTGCTGGTAATAAAGCAATGATAAAAGTTTTTATCGGAGCTGCAGCTACTATCATTGTAGGATTTTTATCAACTGTAGTGGTAATATTGGATAAATTAGGCTGATGTTAGTGCATGAAATACTTGGTGAAAAACAAGTTTGGGCAAGGTCAGGACAAAAAGTTGTTAGAAAATATAGATGCTCTAGTGGAAGACGCAGTGGTAGAGTAGTAGCATCTCCTGCACAGTGTTTTGCACCCATAGATGTAAAGAAAAAACTTACCTTAAAGAAAACAAAAGCTAGATTAGGATCAAAGTTAGCACGTATATCTAAAAAAACAAAAAGAGTTAATCCAGCTAGTAAGCGTGTACAAAGTATGAACAAAAGGAATCGTTAATGAAATTATATGAAATACTAGATGAACAAACAATGCAAGTTGTAGCAAATGATATGAAGTCTACTACACTTGTAGATCCTAAAACAAAAATTCAGACTGTGATTCCAAAAGATCCCAATAAACCAGGTATGATTACTCGTGATCCGCAAACACAAAAATTGCGAGCAACCACACAGGCCGCAGGAGAAGTAGATCAACAAATAAAACCTGGTGAACAAGTAGAAATTCAAGATTTAGTTAAAGAAAAGGCAGTATCACGAAAACAACAGCAGGCAGCAGGTATTGCTCATGCAGCTCAAAAAGGAAAAATTCCTGCAAGTAAACTCCGTGGTGCAAGTAAAGAAATGGCTAAAATGAACCAAAGTGATTTAACAGATTTTGCCAGCACCAAGCACAAAGGTTTACCGGATCGTGTTGCATGAAAGTGAATGAATTGTTAGGCGAATTTGGTATCTACACAAACGGTGAAGAACAAACACTGTTAGATAAATTAGATACAAAACCAAAACGCTATAAAGATCTAGACGAACATGATCAATTTATAGCGGATTCTTTAATACGTAAAAGTTTAGTTACAAAAATTAACAATCAATCAGATGTTTATATAAGGAAAAATGAACAAAAATAAAATTTTACAACAATTAGAACTTTTATTCCAAAATGAAATCCTTACGTCTATTCCACAAGTAAAAGATAATCAAATTCAAATTAAAGATTGGATTATAAATTATAAAAATAATTTATATTATATATCGAAGAATAATAAATGTATTGCAACCACCTACACAAAAGCCGCTGCCTTAGCTATAGTTAAAGCAAAATTAAAAAACGATAAGAATGAAAAGTATATACTTGAATTAGATAACACAATTGAAAAAAATCAAAACGATTGTACTTTTTATAAACATACAATGTCAACTGTAAAAAATAAAAACAAAAGGTTTTCTACAATGACAAGATTAGAAATTGCTGATCAGATTTTACAAAGTGCCAAAAAAGAATTACATGGATTGATATTACATTAGATGATAAATAAATGTAAAGTTTAATTAGGATTATTCATATGAAGTTACGAGAAATTTCTAAACCGACCACAGTTAAAACACTTAACGAAAATCTAGCCAAGATGTTTAACACTACAATTGATGTTGACACGTTTACACTTGAACAACTTCAAGATGCTAGAAATAAATTACGAACAAAATTAAGCCAAATTGAGACCAATGAAAGCTTTGATGCACCTTCTAGTAATGCTTCTTATCAAAAAAATAAAATGTTTTTAGATGTACTAAATCAAGCTATTGAAGAAAGAAACATCCAAGAAGCAAAAAAAGTAGATCAAGATGGCGATGGAAAAAACGATTTTAATGATGTAAAAATTGCAAGAATGAAAGCATCAGGAATGAGCCACGATGATGCTGTAGAAAAAGCTACAGGTAAAAAAAGTAAAGAAAATTCTTCTATTTCTCGGACACAAAAACCAATAGTAGAAGGTGAAGAAGATAAAGCAGAACTAGTAATGGCTGCAAAAGACATGGTTGATCGCATTACAGCATGGATGGAAGATACTGCAGAAATGCAAACAGAATCTATGCTAGAACTAGGTGATGCTATCCGCGACGAATTGGGCCAAGAACAATCACAATCATTCACCGATTCTGTAAAACCAGCACTTGAGGCACTATATCAAGCACTTGAAAGCACAAGAGGCACACTTACACAAGGTGTAACCATGTTAACAGGCGAAGAAATGCCTGCGCCAATGGGTGCAGAACCAGGAATGGAAGAACCAGGAATGGAAGAACCAGGAATGGAAGAACCAGGAATGGAGCCTACTGTTGATGCTGAAGCAGAAATGGGTGACGAGTTTGCTGCAGCCGAACCAGCCGCAGGCGGAATGGAAGAAACAGGCAGAGAAAAAAGAGAATCTATCCGCAGAGAATTAAGAAAAGCTAAAATTGTTGAAAGACAAAATTTAGCTCGTTCTTTAGGACAAATCCTTAGTTCAAAAAAAAACTAACCATACATGAAGCATTGGACCAACCAACCAAGTTGGTCCAAGTTTTAAGAACTATAATATCAAGTGCAGATGATCAAAACGCATCTGTATTTTTACATTTTGATACTCCCCCGAAAAAAGAAAATATAAAGAAAGACGCAAAAAATCTCGATCTTAACAAGCTTATGCAAAATGTAGGTGGAGAGCAATTTGATTATGGAACCTTCAAGGCTGCTTATGATAGCGATCCACGTGTGAAAACTATGGTGCATAATTTTAGCAAAGCAGGCATTGAACCAAAAACTGCTAATACAATTGATGACCAAGAACAACTCGATACAAGTGGAGACGAAGTAGCTCAGATGGCGAAATCAGCTACTGACTTAGGAGACCAGTTGACATAAGCAATAAAAATGTTATAATAAAAAATTAAAAAGGTTTTATGAAAGAAAGAACAAACGAAGAAATAATTACCGCAATTAAAGAAGCACTTGAAGATTATGTGCAACCTGCAGTTGCAGAACATGGAGGATCAATTAATTTTGTAAATTACGATAATGGTACTGTCGAATTAATGCTAAGTGGTGCATGCAGTGGATGTGCAGGAAGTATCTATACTTTAAAACAAGGTGTAGAAGGAATGTTAATGCACTTTGTTCCTGAGGTTACAAATATTATAGCGCAAGATGATCCTAATAGTACCATTGATCCTTTTTATCACAATGATCCATTTCTGTATCAAAATTACTATTTTGATGAAGAAGCATGAGTTTAATAAAACGTAAATTTGATTATGCTTCGATTTCTAGAAAACAAATAGAAGGCAAGAGATTATATCTTACTCCAGACGGTAATGCTGTTGCTAGCGTCACTACCATCTTAAGTAAAACTAAAGATAATACACATTTATTTGAGTGGCGTAGGCGGGTAGGAGAAAAAAAAGCCCAAGAAATTACTACTGAAGCAGCAGGTGTAGGCACAAGGATGCACAAATATTTAGAGGACTATATCGACACAGGGTCATGGCCTTCACCAGGTAGTAATTGGTATGCTTCGCAAGCAAACGAAATGGCTAAAGTTATTAAGGAAAATGCCTTCCCGTCTATAGACGAAATATTAGGATCAGAAGTTAATTTATGGATGCCAAAATTATATGCTGGTACTACAGATCTAGTCTGTACCTATGATGGTAACCTATCAATATGCGATTTTAAACAAACTAACAAACCAAAGAAACAGGACTGGGTAGATGATTATTACTTACAACTAGTTGCTTATATAGAAGCGCATAATGAACTGTATGACACTGATATAAAAGAAGGTCACATTTTTATGTGTAGTAGGAACTTAGAATATCAACAATTTGATCTTTTACCTGCGGATTATCCTTACTGGAAAAATGAATGGTATGAAAGATTATATACATATTATGAGCAGCATAGCAGATAAATATGTAAATAATAGGAGAAGTACGTGGCAGTTGTTCAAATTAGTAGGATACAAATCCGTAGAGGACAAAAAAATCAAGGCGAAGGCTTACCGCAACTTGCGAGTGGTGAATTAGCCTGGGCAATTGATACCCAAGAATTGTTTATAGGTAATGGAAGTCTAAATGAAGGCGCTCCAGCAGTAGGTAATACAAAAATTTTAACCCAATCGGATGATATTTTTTCATTAACTGATACATATAGTTACAAAAAAGACTCAGGTATACAAACAGGACAAAGTCTAACAAGTCCTTATTTTAGAACTTTACAAGACCGATTAGATGATTATATTAGTATAAGGTCATTTGGTGCAACTGGTGATCAAGATCAAGATGCTACTGAGATTTTACAGCGAGCAATAGACCAATTATTTGGAAATAATTTCAATGGTGCAGGAGTTGAACAAAATCGAGTTACCCTTTATTTGAATCCTGGTGTCTATACAATTAATAACTGGATTAATATACCTCCATTTGCTTCTATCGTAGGTGCAGGACCGGAAAAAACAGTAATTAGGTGCGTTACAAACGAAAGCATTAGAATTGTTGGCACCGACGGTGAAATAGAAAATCCTACATCAGAAACACAGGCACGCAGAATATTACTTAAAGGCTTTACCTTATCTCACGCTGGTAACGGCATTGGCCTACAGTTAGGAAGTTGTAAGGATAGTGATTTTTCAGATATTGATTTTATAGGCTCGTGGGAATTTGGCCAGGTGATAGCACCAATTCCCACTACCAGCTTACCGGTAAACACTGCTGTTTTATTAGACTCTTTTAGTCCTGTTATACAGTGTACCAATAATTTGTTTTTTAGATGTAAATTCAATAATTGGAATTATGGCGTTATAGCAAACAAGCAAAGCGCTCATAATATATTTAAATTTTGCGAATTTAATATGTTAGGAGAAGGTGTAAATTTTGGTACACAAAATCTTACAGACATTAACGGGGATCCTTTGTTCCCAATGCATAACCAATTTTTAAGTTGTCAATTTACTGACATTCATAACCAAGCTATAAATATCATCAGAGGTGAATATAATTTAAGTAAAAATAATTATTTCCGTAGTGTAGGCAACGCTGTAAATGCAGGTAACAATTATCAAAGTAAAGAAACACAAAGCTTATATGCAGTTATCCATTTTGAAAATCCAACTAACCAATCCGATAGTGACTATTTTCTAAGATCGTCATTAAAATCTACAAATTTAGATTCGTCTATTCCTTTTGTAGAAGAAATTAGTGGATCAGTTTACGGAACTAACTATTACACGGAAGAATTAGAAATTTCCCAAAATGAAAACATTCTACCGTTATTAAGATTACCAGGGGCATATGACCAAACATATGTGCTTCATTATTATATGTCTAATCCAAATATAAAATTTAACCGTTATGGTAAGCTGACATTGATGTGCGAAGGTAGTCCAACACCAAGTGTAGTTCGCATCTCCGACGATTACGACCATTATGGCGAAGCTGATTATGATACAGGCGATAACTATTTGTCTTATGACATTACTTTTAGTGCAGATTTTGTAGACGAAGGTACTGTAGAAAACCCACAATTTTCGATATACCTACGAACAAAAACAGGAACTGCAATGACAGGTAATACCAGATTTAGATACAAGTTAGAAACCCATAGATTTTCATTTTGATGTTTCATTTAGAAAACGCTTTTGATCGATTTGCCGAATGGAAAAATTTTAGAGAAAAAATTGAGCAATCAGAGGATCCAGTTGCTGAAGTAATTCATTACTATAATGATGTTGAAAGACACAGTTTAAGATATGATCCCTGGAACAAAAATTCTTGGCCGTCACCTTGGCAGCTAGTAGAAGAAAATCAATACTGTAGCTTTAGTATTATACTCGGAATAATCTATAGTTGCATGTTGTGTGATAGATTTAGTAAAGACCAATTTTTTGTTATTATTTTACAAAATATTACAGGAGAAATAGGTTATGCTTTTTCAGTCAACAATAAAATTTATAGTTTAGATTATACACAATATCAAATTCTAAACCAAATTGCTGTAGAACAAAAAAAATAAATATAGAATATTAAAAGAACAAGGACACACATGACCTCTCCTATCAATATCATAAAAAGAACAGGACAAAAAGAAGGATTAAACATTGATAAAATTCACCGTGTGGTTGAATTTGCTTGCTCCAATTTAGCCGGAGTAAGCAGTAGCCAAATAGAAATGAATGCAAACCTACAATTTTATGATGGCATGACAAGTTCTGAAATTCAAGAAATTTTAGTGCGTAGTGCAAATGATCTTATATCTCTTGATCATCCAAACTACCAATATGCTGCTGCTAGATTATTATCATATGATGTATACAAAAAAGTGTTTGGTCAGTATACTGCATTACCTCTAAGTCAAATGATAAAAAAGAATGTTGAAAGAGGAGTGTATGATAAAGAAATTTTAGAAAAATACACAACTAATGAATTAGAAAAATTAGACACCTACATTAACCATAAAAGAGATGAAAATTTTACCTATGCAGGCTTACGTCAGGTATTAGACAAATATTTGTGCCAAGATAGATCAACTGGAACGGTATTTGAATCACCGCAGCATATGTACATGATGATTGCAGCAACATTGTTTGCAAATTATCCACGCGAAACAAGGATGCATTACATTCGTAGATACTATGATTGTATCAGCTTGTTTAAAATTAACATTCCTACACCAGTAATGGCTGGCGTACGAACACCGGTACGTCAATTTGCAAGTTGTGTATTGGTAGATAGCGACGATACCCTTGATAGCATTTTTTCGTCAGACATGGCAATTGGCAAATATATTGCCCAAAGAGCTGGCATAGGAATCAACGCTGGTAGAATTAGAGGAGTTAATTCAAAAATTAGAGGTGGAGAAGTAGCTCATACAGGTGTGATTCCATTTTTAAAAAAGTTTGAAGCAACTGTGAGATGCTGCACACAAAATGGAGTGCGTGGCGGAAGTGCAACAGTGCATTTTCCTTTTTGGCATCAAGAAATTCAAGATGTGCTTGTCTTAAAAAATAATAAAGGGACTGAAGATAATCGTGTTAGAAAATTAGATTATTCAATCCAAATGAATAAAACTATGTATACACGTTTGCTAGAGGGAGGAACAATAACTCTTTTTTCTCCTCATGATGTACCGGATTTATATGAAGCATTCTTTAGTGATCAGAGCAAGTTTGAAGAACTTTATGAAAAATATGAGAGAGCAACAAGTATCAAAAAACAAAAAATTGATGCAATGGAGTTGTTTTCAGAACTTATAAAGGAAAGAGCAGAAACTGGTAGAATTTATATCATGAATGTTGACCATTGTAACAGTCATAGCAGTTTTAATGACACAGTTTATATGTCTAATTTGTGTCAAGAAATTACCTTACCTACAACTCCTATCCAACATATAGACGACGAAAGTGGAGAAATTGCCCTATGCATATTAAGTGCTATTAACATAGGAACTATTAAAGAAACTACTGACCTTGAAGAACTCTGTGATTTAGCAGTTAGGGCTCTTGAGGAAATTATTGACTATCAAAGATATCCTGTAAAAGCAGCAGAAAAAGGAACAAAGGCTAGGAGATCATTAGGTATAGGTTATATTGGACTTGCTCATTATCTAGCAAAAAACAAAGTAAAATATAGCGATCCACAAGCTGCTGTCTTAGTTCACGATTTAACTGAAGCGTTCCAATACTATCTTTTGAAGTCTAGTAATAGGATTGCACAAGAAAAAGGTGTGTGTGATGGTTATAAGAAAACAAAATACGCAAAAGGAATATTACCGATTGATACCTATAAAAATGATGTAGATACTATTGTTCCTAATGAATTGAAAATGGATTGGGACGATTTGCGACAACAAATAGAAATATGGGGCCTACGACACAGCACACTATCAGCACAGATGCCAAGCGAAAGCAGCTCGGTAGTCTCTAACGCAACAAATGGAATCGAGCCACCAAGAGGTTACCTATCAGTAAAAAAGAGTAAAAAAGGACCGTTGAAACAAATTGTTCCACAGTATCAAACTCTCAAAGCTTTTTATACACTTTTATGGGATATGCCAGACAACCAAGGATACATTAATATTGTTGCTGTTATGCAAAAATTCTTCGACCAAGCGATTAGTGGAAATTGGAGTTACAATCCTACACACTATCCTAACAATGAAGTTCCTATGAGCGTAATGCTTAAAGATTTAATAACCACTTACAAACTCGGCTGGAAAACAAGTTATTATCAAAATACATATGATTTTAAAATTGATCCAAATGATATTGAAGAAAAAGAAGAGCAACTACCTCAACTGCCCGTAGAAAACGATGCAGAAGAGTGCGAAGCCTGTGCAATTTGAAAGGAAAAAAATGAAAACTGTTTTTAATAGAGATAAGATTGATTTTAGTAAGCAACATATGTTTTTTGGTGCAGATCAAAATGTGCAAAGGTATGATACATTTAAATTTCCACAGTTTGATAAATTAAATCAAACAATGCTTGGTTATTTTTGGCGTCCTGAAGAAGTAAGTTTACAAAAAGATCGTGCAGATTATCAAAATTTCCGACCAGAACAAAAACATATTTTTACTGCTAATCTAAAATATCAAACCTTGCTTGATAGCGTACAGGGTAGAGGTCCTTGCCTAGCTTTCCTTCCATATGTATCACTGCCTGAATTAGAAGGATGCATTGTTACATGGGATTTCTTCGAAACTATCCATAGTCGATCTTATACACATATTATGAAAAATGTGTATGCAAATCCAGAGGAAGTATTTGATACAATACTAGACGATGAAATGATTATTAATCGTGCAAACAGTGTAACAAAGTATTACGATGAATTTATGAAACTTGCACAACAATATACACACGATCGGTCAATTGACAAAAAAATCCTAAATAAAAAACTTTTCCTTGCAATGATGACTGTCAACATCCTTGAAGGATTAAGATTTTATGTTTCATTTGCATGTACGTTTGGATTTGGTGAATTGAAATTAATGGAAGGTTCTGCAAAAATTATCTCGTTAATAGCACGTGACGAAGCACAGCACCTCGCAATAAGCACACATATACTAAAACTATGGATGCAAGGAAAGGACGATCCTGCGATGCAACAGGCAGCAAAAGATTGCGAGCAAGATGTTTATGAGATTTGGCGAGAATGTGTAAACGAAGAAAAAGCATGGGCGGAATATTTATTTAAGGATGGATCTATGATTGGACTAAATAAAACGCTATTAGACCAATACGTAGAATATATTGCAAACAGACGGTTAAAAGCACTTGGTTTTGAAACTATATTTGAACAACCAGTAAACACAAATCCTTTACCGTGGACTACACACTGGTTAAGCAGTTCAGGTTTACAAGTTGCTCCGCAGGAAACTGAAGTAGAATCTTATATAATTGGCGGTATTAAACAAGATGTTAACAAAGACTTATTAAAAGGATTTTCATTATGATTGAAATTTATGGAAAAAGTTCTTGCCCTAAGTGTCACCAAGCAAAAATTTTCTGTGAAACTAGGAATTTAGATTACGAGTATAAGCAACTAGACAAAGATTTTACAAGAGAACAAATCTTTGAATGGTTTCCGGGCGCAAAAACTTTTCCACAAATTACCATTGACGGTAAAAGTGTAGGTGGGTGTGATCAAATGATTACATACGTAGAAACTATGAATTATCAAAACATTATGCATAAAGGATAAAATGTTAATAGAAGCACCTTATACAACAGGTGATGTAATATCTGTTAGACTCTCGTCGGGAGAAGAAATTGTAGGAAAATTACTAGCAGATGATACCAGTACAATAAAATTAAAACAACCACTTGCGGCAATGATGTCAGAAAAAGGATTAGCAATGATTCCTTTTATGCTCACCGTTGATCCAGAAAAGGATTTAATCGTAAGTAAAAACCAAATAGTAATCACAGCAAAAAGTCATAAAGAAGTTGCAGATCACTATTTACAATCAACCACAGGATTAAGCTTAGGAGTTTAAAATGACATTACATGAACAAATAATACATGCATATACATCTTACATGGCAGAAGCTGCTACATTTGATGATAAAGGTGTAAAAGCTGCTGCTGCAAGAGCAAGGAAGGCCCTTGGCGATTTAGGCAAACTTACAAAAGATCGTAGAAGAGAAATACAAGATAAAAAGAATGCGATGTAAAATATGGCGGCAATTGCAAGGATAGGTGACTCTACATTTGGGACATGCCCTTTAGGACATCCGAAAAAACCTTTTGTAGGATCAGGTGTGATAATTTCGGGATCAGGAACTACCCATGCAGACGGAATCCCTGTGGCAAGGATAGGAGATTCGGTTTTACCAGGTTGTGGTCATGTAAGCACTATAGTTTCAGGATCTGGTACATCGTATGCAGACGGTATACCAATTGCAAGAGTGGGTGATTCTGTAGCTGGACCATATGTAGCAACAATTACTTCTGGTTCAGGAACATCAGACGCAGCATAAAGGAAAAAATGGCACAAATTAAAATACAAAAAAGAACAAGATTCCGTAAAAGGACGAGTATAGGAAATAGCGGATATAGCCGTCCTAAGAATAAAGGAATTCGAAGGGCATGGAAAAGATATCGCGGACAAGGCAAATAAATAATTGACAAGGAGAAAATTATGTGTAATAATCCAAACTGTAAATGCGATCCGTGCAACTGCAAAGACTGTAAACCTAATTGCAAAGAGTGCGGCTGTTAAAATAAAGGATTAGGATGCGTGACGGTAAAAACTTGGCTATTTGGTTATTATGTATGGCTATTATATACATATTAATTTGGTCATTAGAAATTGCTTTACACGTACCTGATCTAAACTAATAACGATGACGCTGAACAAAAGCTGAACTTGGACGCCGGTTCGATTCCGGCCACCTCCACCACACATTTTCAACACACGGGGGTGTTCAGGTATTCGACAAGCAGTAAGTAGGGATGCTGAGTTATCCGGAGCAAGCTCGGTTAATGCAAGAAACCTTTATAAGTGCAAACGAAAATTTTGTACCTGGAGCATTTACTTCATTAGACATGTCAATGGCTAGTGAAGGTGAATTACTCGCAGCCTAATAAGTTGTGAACTCCGCGGCATAGTCCACCGGGCAACAGAACGGACTATCCCTCCTGCTTTTTTTGCTAAATACAAAAAAGGAAAAGTATGAAACTTAATGAATTTCTAGATGATTTTGCGATAGATTTACTAAAGTCTGCTGGAAAAGGTATTGGGAGATTATCACGTAGCAGAATAGATGATTTCCGCAAAGACGATGATGATAATGATAACGACGATGATAACTCTACTAGAAGAAGTGGCGGAAGTGATGATTATGATCATATTATTAAAAGGCATAGGAATAGGTGAGTAATTGAAATGCTAGTAAACGAAGTCTTATATGAACAGGAAAATGCACTCCTACAAGGAAAAGAAAAAAAGTTCGAATATAAAGGAAAAACTTACTTCGCCCAAAATATTATTGATGCGGCGAAAGAAGAGGGAAGTCTTTTTCGAAAAGGCAAAAAAGGATTAATCAAACCAGTTGTAAAAACATTACAAGCATTTCTACATTGGAGCGGATTTAATCCTGGTAAAATTGATGGATGGTACGGTAAAGGTGTCGCCAATGCTGTTCGTCAAATGCAAAAAAAAGTTGGTGCAAAACCAGATGGTGATGTTGGACCTGAAACTGCAAGCAAAATGATTAAGGCAGTCGGAGTTGAAGTTGGAGCATCTCCGTCTAATACTGTAAAGAACGTCACTGATGGAAAATTTATGCAAGATGATGTTTTCAAAAAAACCTTTAGAAAAATAGCTTTGGAAACAGAAGCCAAATACAAAATGATAACAAATCAAAATATGCATAAAAAACTTGATCAGTCATATCAAGATCATTTAGCCCATATCAAGGATAATTTAGACAATGCACTAATTTATGTAAAACATTATGACAACTTAGATTTGACTAAAGAAGAGCCTGTCCGAGATATGTATAAAATGATGTACATTTTTGATATGAGTCGAAATTTCCTTTCAGAACTATACGAAAAAGTAGTAAAGCCTCTTATGCAGAAGCAAACTAAAATGAGTATGACAGCTCCGAAAACAGGAGCATCGGATGACGGGACTCCTACTACAAAAAGTGCAGTAACGTCAAGATATTCAGATGATCCTAAAGCTGCAAATGCAGGCATACCTGATCATTCAAAATACTGGAAACAATGATAAAGAAAATATTATTTGCGGTAAGCGGAATGTTGTTACTTTCCGCTTTTACCAATCCCCAGTCTCTTGGGTCTCCTAATTTTAATGAATTATCCAATAAATCTCTTAGCGAGTTACTTCCAGCTGAGATTTATACAATAGCAGAACCTGAATTAGATTGTTTAGCTAAAAATATCTATCACGAGGCACGGAATGATATGATGGCAGGCCAATTTGCTGTTGCAGACGTAGTCTTAAATAGAGTACACGATAAAAGATATCCAAACGATATCTGTGCAGTAATATATGAAGGCCCTGTTTACGAATCATGGAAGACCAAACAAACACCAGATCCAAACGATGCTGTATTTCATCCTGTAAAAAACAAATGCCAATTTAGTTGGTATTGTGATGGCAAACCAGATGTAATAAATGATGAACAATCTTGGAAGCAAGCACAGGCAGTTGCCTACATGTTATTGAGTAGGAATGTCATGCGTGGCATCAGCGAAGGTAGCACCCATTATCATGCTACATATGTATCTCCGAAATGGGCCCCTACATTGTACCCAATTGGTAGGATTGGTAAACATCGTTTTTATAAATGGTTGTAAAAAAATACTTGACACATGAAACATTTGTGTTATTATATAATAAACTTTTAATCCAATAGGAAACATGAAAAAATTATTTATTGCTGCAATGGTAGCAACTCTCGCGGCCTGTGGTGGTACAAAAACTGTGCAGGTTGCATCACATAAAGAGTATGTTCAACCAGACTGGTATCAAAATTGCAAAGATGTTGATTCTGAAACTAATGGATGGAAATTCTGGCAAAGCACAACATATTATTATAGCTGTGGTAGTAGTACCAGTGGTTTTGAATCTGCTGCACAAATTAAAGCGGTGCAAATTGCTCGGCGGAATCTAGCTGATAGATTAAATGGCGAAATATCAAGTGGCACAAAAATTAGAATGAGTGATATCGGCACAGAAAGTGAATTAAAATCAGAAACCGAAACTGAAATGCTGATTATTAATAAGATTACTGATACTGCATTATTACATTATGCCCAAACAGAGCATTATAGCTACAAAATGGGCGGTAACTATCATTCGTTTGTAATGATTAAGCTTAGTAAAGAAAATGTAGATGCTATGATAGAAAAAGCCCAGCAGAATCAAGGTAATCCTATGCCACAAAAACAATTCTCTCAAAACTCATAATGAAATACATCCTGCTCAGTTTATTGACGCTTGGTGCTTGTGCTAGTAATAACGTAAACACCCTAACCGAGCAGGGTGTGCCTTACTGCTACTCTACAGAAATTA